CTTAGTGCAAAAGTATGATAAAGTTATTAGTTGTAAAATAGTACAAGAATATGATGGAATATTTAAAGATGATGAAATTATATATGAACTAATAAGAGATATAAAGCTAGAAAATGGTATAACTTATATGAATTTAAAAGCCTTCGCATTATCAGAAAAAGGCAAAAGAACACCTATATCTATACAACAATTTAATCAAAGAACTAATAATAATTATTTAGATAAATACATATTACCTTATGAAATAATAATCAATGTAGATTTAGGACAAGATTTTTTCAAAGAAAGTGAAAAGCTATTAAATGAAGAAATGATTGTTATAAATACTATGGCTGATGAGATAGAAAAGACTAAAACAAGAATAGTAACAAGTCAACACTATCAAAGTGGAGACATAGTAAGTAATTGGCAACCAAGCACAACTCATTTTGATGTAAGAAATTTAACAGTAGGAACATTAACTGATTATTTCACTTTATTACCTGGAGATAAAGAACACCAGATATTTGAATTTTTACAAGGTGATATAAGAACAGAACAATATGTAGCAACTTATAAATTTTATGATTATCAAGTTATCCAATTAGCAGGATTAAGTCCAGCAAATTTTGGTTATGAAAAAGACGCTTATCAAAATGTAGATAATATTAATTTACAAAAGAATGCAAGTGATATGACTATTGAGGCTATTAAAACACAAATAGAGCCACAAATTAATCACTTAATAGAAAATATAGTTAAAGCACAGCAAAGCGAAGGAATACAAGAAAATCTATTACCAACAGAATTGCAATGGGATTATGGAGCAAATGAAAAGTTTGATGATATAAAGAAATTACAAGTATTAAGCAAAATACAGTCAGTAGGAGCAATACCTTATTCAATGAAAGCAAAAGTATTAATGCCTATATTAAATAAATTAATAGATGAAGGAATAGATGAAAAGTCTATTGATGAATTAATAAAAGCACATAATGAAGAAGAAAAAGCAATGAAAATTGAATTTGGAGAAATTTAATGACTGATGAAGAATACAAGAAGTTTTTGGAAGAATACGGAGACATAGAAACTTATATAGGCGAAGAAGTAGAAAAGTATAAAAAAGAAACAACAGAACTAATGGATGCAGTTAAGTTATTAGTATTTGTTAGTTTATTAAATAAAGTATCAAAAAAAGATTTTAAAAAGAAATTAGAAAAGAATTTCAAAGAATACAAAAACAAGATAGATAAACATACTGAAAAATCATATAAAACTATTGTAGATTTAACGAATTATGTTAATAAGGGGAATTATACCGAGCAAGATAAAACATCGCTAGAAAGTGCCTTAAAATCGCTTTTAAACGAGTTTGATATAAAGTCTACCAAAACCCAAGATGATAAATATATAAAAGTAATAGAAAACTTTTATAGCAAAACACAAAAAACAACTACTAAAGATTGGGTAAAAGTTAATGAATATCTTTCTGATAAAGTAAGTAAATTTGATAAAGTAGAAAAAACAATTGCCTATTACAACAAAGATGGAAGCATAAGAGCATATTTTGATTTAGCAAGTTATGAAAGCATGGTATATAACACTAATTTAACCAATACAGGAGTAAGACAAGTAATAAAAGACGCAATGAGAAGAAATTATGATGTTGTATATGTAGACCCTCATGCTTTTGCTTGCCCTATGTGTCAGAAATATCAAGGTTATTTTTACAGTTTAAGTGGACTAACAACAGAATTTAATGGAATAAAAATAGACCCATTAGAAAAAGTTAGTTTTTGGAATAATGAAGAAGGTGGTTTATTTCACCCTAATTGTAAACACATACCAAGAAAAGCATACGAAGATGATGAAATAAATACAGAATATAATAGTGAAAAATGGGAAGAAAGATATAATGATAAACAAAAAATAAATGGTTTAGAGTTAAAAAAACAAAGAATAAGAAATGATATGAAAGTCTATCAAAAGTTAGATAATGGAGAAATGGCAGATAAATGTAAACAGCAAATAAATGCTATAAATAGAAAAATAAGAGAATTAAGATGACAAGTCTTAAATATGTGGTTAGTTGGTAGGCACACCAATCAAAAGGCAATTACCAGTCGACTATAATTGCACGTTCTCTAGAGGAGGAAGAAAAAATGAAGATTGAAAAATATCTTACAAACAAAGATATCACATTGACGAATGATGATATTGACACAGCAAGACTTATTAAAGACTTGCAACAGGGAATGGTTAGTGAAAACGAGGTTGAGACTAGGTTAGAAAATGCTAAAAAGGAATGGCAAAAAGAAAGTACAAAGGCTTATTCTGAATTAGAGAATAAATATAATGACCTAGAAAAACGCAACGGAGATTTAACTACAAATTATGCACAATTAAAACTAGAAAATGTTATGACTAGAGAAGGATTTAAAGAAGAAGATTTTAAAGAAGTAGCAAAATTAAGAAATAGTCTTTATGGGGAAGAAAAAGATGATAGTGTTGCTATACAAGGAATAAAAGAAAAGTTTAAATCAACATATTTTCCTAGTGATAACAAAACTAAATTTACACCAGCACCAAATGAAGATTTAGTAAAAGGTGGAAATGAAGTAAAAACAGATACACCAATAGAAATAACAAGAAAAACAAGTTTAAAAAGTTTATTAATTAAAAAGTAAGGAGAGATGAAAAATGAATTTTACAGAAGTAAATTTAGATTTACAAAGTGTAGCAAAAAGAATTTATGATAGTTTGCTATACAATTCACAATTTTATAAAATGTTAAACCCTAATTATATTGGAGAAATAAGAAATGCAGGAACTCCAATGATAGAGGTTATTCAATCAACAGATACAACAGTACATGTTAGAGAAACTAAGGAAATCACAACTGCTTTAACACCAGCATTACAGGGATATAAAAGTGAAAAGGTAGACTTAACTGAATTACCAATGGATTATTCAATTAGAATACCAGTATTAGTAGCAGGTTCTAATTTAATTAATGTATTAGAAGATGCTATGATGAAAAAAGACCAAGCAGTAGCAAAACAAGTTGATACTTATGGATTTGGTAAATTAGCTACTGATGTTACAGCAACTTCAACATGGACTCCAGCAGACCAAGAAGGTTATATTAGTGCATTAAATACACTAAAAGCAACTTTATTTAATAAGAATGTTTATGATGGATATAGATTAGCTTTATCAGCAACTGAATATGCTAATTTAGTATCAGCATTAACATCTATTCTTAAATTTGAAACTGCAGTAGGAGTTAAAGGTGTTGATATGGGTACTGTATCAGAAGCATACGGAATTGAAATATTTCCAGTAAACGATACTATGTTAGGAACTGCAAAAGGATATTTCTTCAATAACCTAGCAGTAGTTGGAGATAGTTTCTTTGATAGCATGGTACAATACAATGGTAATTATCCTGGCTTCCCAGGTTACTTCGTAATAGAAAGCAACATTCTATTTGGAGCTAAAGTAGTATCTCAAAATGCTATAATTAAATTAGTATCTGCTTAATTATAAGGTGGTGAGAATATGACATTCTTTACAACAAATGAATTTAAAGGGATATATACAGACTATGCAGATGTTAATATTCCAAGTTACTATGTAACAAATGCTTGTGAGATGATATTCTCACAAATTGGATTAAGGTATAGGGATAGTAGTTGGACGGACACTACTGTTCCTAAACCTATAAAAAATGCTAGTATGGAACAATTAAGATTTATGCTAGAACACGACTTACCATTTGTTGATACTCAAGAACTACAAGCAGGAAGTATGAAATCAAAGATAAATAGTGATTATAGTACAATGGCTTTAAGAATATTAGCAAATAATGGTTATTTATATAGAGGTAACCCAATTAATTATAATATGGGATTAACTATACCTTTTGGAGATTGTTAATGATATTAGTTAATTCACAAAAAGCAACTCTTAGAAAGTTCAATAGAGAAACTTACAACTACGAGCAAGATAATTTCTATGATGATCAAAACTATACAGAAGAAATAATAAAAGTTGTGCCTTATAATGTAGACCAAGCAATTAGATTTGGTATTTACACTATACCAGAAGCAACAGGTTATTATATGGTTAATAGAGATGTAGATGTTCGTGAGGGAGACCAAATAATATTTATAGGTAAATTTCTAAATACTAAAATGGATTTAACTGAAAAAATACTAACAGTATTGAAAGTTGAAGATAATTGGAATTTTAATAGAGTAGAAAATAAGATGGTTATAGTAAAATGAATATTGAAGTTAAACTTAACAAAAGAACTTTTGATAAAATACAAAATGCACCGGATAAAATAGTATATTCAGTAGCAAGTAACACATTACATAGAAGTTATCCAACAATACCAATGTCAAATGATAAGTATAAAGGACAATTAAGAAGAAGTTCAATGGCTTATGGTGTTAGAGGTAGTAATGCAATTTATAAAATAGGTTCAGATACAAGTTATGCTAAATATGTATGGGTTATGAATAACGATACTACTAATTGGACTACACCAGGAACTGGAAGTCAATGGTATATTAATTATCTAAAAAAGCATGGTAAACAATTAATTGCAGAAAGTATTAAGGAGAATTTATGAGTATAGAAGAAATACAACTAAAACAATTTGTCTTTATTAAATTTCTAAAGCAAATAACAAATGATAGTTCATGGAATTTTAAACAAGAATATTCAACTAATGATAAAGACACTAAAGTAGTAACAGTTCAAGAACAAGCAGGAGAAAAAGTAGTATTTTATGGAGATATAGAACCTTTATTTAATTATTATATGGTTAATATCTATGGAACAAGTATAAGAGAAGAAAAAGAGTTATCTACATTATTAGGATACCAAATAGGAATAAACCATTATATTGATTTAGAAATAAATGGAGTTCAACAAAAATGGCAAGTAATGATAAAACAATTTAGTAATTTTCAAGCAATTGAATATATAGATATACGAAGGGTTGGATATAGTTCAACTTTTCAAGTAATAGTAAACAAAGTATGGGAGGAGTGATTTAATGGAATGGTATTTGAATAATCGTGAGATTATACAAAATTTAGCTATTAACACAGGAACAAGCGAAAGTCCTACATTTACAACTATGTGTACTACATCAGAAATTGAAGTATCATCAGAATTTGAACAAACAGATTGGTATGTTTTTTGCGACGCAATTAAAAGGAGCTTGATTACTGGTGTAGCATTAAGTATAAATGCAACTGTTAAATTAGACATAAACAATACTGCTATTCAAAATATTATAGCAAAAATACATACACTTTTAACAAGTGGAACAGTAGCACAATTTAATAATCAATTGATAAAATTTGATTTATTAACAAGTGTATCAAGTAATGTTTTAACATATACTACTTATGAAGTACCATGTGCTTTAAACTTTAGTGATTTAGGTGGAGCAGCCGAAGAAGAAGGAGAATTTTCATTGGAAATCCACATAAACGGGAAAGGAACAGTAGTATCTTAGAAACCTTTAAGGGTGGGTGGATAAACCCACTCTTTTATTTATGTAGGAGGTGATTAAAAAGTGGATGGAGGAACAGTAACAATTACCTTTAAAGGTGATGATAAAGATTTAGAAAAGAAAGTAAATAGTGTAAAAGCAGATTTAACTGATAGTTTGGGTTCTGTAAAAAATATTGTTGCTGGAATGGGTATAACTCAATTAATAGGTAAAGCATTTAATACTATTAATGCTAGTTTAGATGGAGCAATAACAAGATTAGACACAATGAATAATTTTCCTAAAGTAATGAAAAATTTAGGAATAAATGTAGAAGAAAGTGAAAAAGCAATATCAATATTAAGTGATAAATTAACAGGATTACCTACAACATTAGATAGTGCAACAATTGGAGTTCAAAGGCTTGTATCTAAAAATGGAGATTTAAAGAAATCAACCGATATATTTTTGGCAATGAATAATGCAATTATAGCAGGTGGTGCAAATGCAACAATACAAAGTAGTGCAGTAGAGCAATTAACACAAGCATATTCAAAAGGTAAAATGGATATGATGGAGTGGAGAACCTTACAAATGGCTATGCCAGCCCAATTAAAGCAAGTTGCTAGTGCTATGGGATTAGGAGTTGATGAACTTGGAGAAATGATGAGACAAGGCGACATGACACAAGAAACTATGAATGAATTTGTAGAAACAATTATAAAATTAAATAGTGAAGGTGTAGACGGCTTTGCCAACTTTGAAGAACAAGCAAGAGGCTCAGTAAGTGGTATAGGAACTTCAATAACTAATATGAAAACTGCAATTGTAAGAGGGACTGCTAATATGTTAAAAAGTTTAAATGAAAGTTTAACAAAAGCTAATTTGCCTACAATAGCAGAAATGATACAAATTATTACACAAAAAATAAATGAAGTATTTAAAAGTGTTTCAAATTTTTTAAGTAATATTGATTGGCAAGCAGTTATATCTTTTTTTAAGACAATAATGCCTTTAATAGTTGGAGTATTTACAGGGTTAATGGCTTATAAAACAATAACAGGAGTTATAACGGCAGTAAAAACAGCAATGTTATTGTTAAATGCAGTAATGGCAATGAACCCAATTATGTTAGTAGTAATAGCAATTTCTGCATTGGTTGGTGCTTTTATTTATTTATGGAATACAAGTAAAGACTTTAGAAACTTTTGGATAGGATTAGGAGAAACAATTAAAAATGCCTTTATAACGGCAGTAAATTGGGTTAAAACTAAAATTAAGGAATGTATAACAGCTTTTAATAATTTTAAAAATGGTGTTAAAAATGTAATTAATTCTATTGGTTCGTTTGTCAGCGGAGTTGTTAATATAGGTAAAAATATAGTAACAGGAATATGGCAAGGAATACAAAACGCAAAAAGTTGGTTAATATCTAAAGTAAAAGATTTTGCTAAAAGTATATTAAATGGAATTAAAGGAGCATTAGGCATACATTCACCATCAACTGAATTTGCTATTGTTGGTAAATATTCAGTATTAGGATATACAGAAGCATTAGATGATATGAAATCAAATGTACAAAATACTATTGATGATGTATTTGGAATAGACCCAACAATGTATAACAATGCAAGTACACATTTAAGTCCTAATATAAATATGACAGTAGTAAATAATATGGACTTTGACCCAATAGGTCAAGTAGTAAACAGAGTTAAAACTTATAGTGGTGGTTCTAAAAATGACTACAACTATGGACAGGGGGTAAATTAATGTTAAAAATATTAATTAACAATGAAGAAGTAGTATGCGATAAGCAATTAGAGATAAAAGAAGAAATGCTTTCTACTTCTTCATGTATCCTCAATAATTGTTATCCTAAAAGTTGGGAACAAGACCACGACTATATAAGTAGATTTTATTATCCAAAAGACTATTCTAAATGTGTTATAAAAGATGAAGTAAATGTACCAGCAAAAGAAGGAAAATATGCAACAGGAACTAACTTAAGCATAAATGTAGATAATACAAAAGAGTGGAATTATAAATTTGAAGGAGACACACAACAAGCAACTTTACCAAGCGAATATACGGCTGTTGATTATATAGAAGGAACTGGGACACAATATATTGATACAGGATTGGTATTAACACAAGATAATTCGGTTGAACTTGAAATATCAATGAACGTAAAAAATAGTCAAAACAAAATGCTTTTTGGTACTAGAAGTGGAGCAAGTTCAAATAATATTTCAATAAATGCAACAACAAATTTAACATTAGATTTTAATAATAGCAATTATACTACTTATAGAACACAATGGGATTATACGATAAATACAAAATATATTTTGTATAATTCAAAAGAAAAAAGAATAATATATGATGAAAATAGAAATATTTTAAATCAAAAAACAAATGTTTGTAACGATACAATAACAACACCACAAACAGCGACATTATTTTATATTAATCCTAAACCTTCAAACGCTTGGTATAATGCAAGTGCTAAAATCTATTATTGTAAAATATGGGATAATGATACATTAGTAAGAAATATAATTCCATGTTATAGAAATAGTGATAATGAAGTGGGAATGTATGATCTAGTTACTAATACATTTTATACTAATAAAGGAACAGGTGTTTTTACTTATGGCAGTGCAATAACTATACCTAATCCAGAACAGCCATTAGATATTAATATAGTAACTGGAGAACAAAACATTGAGATTGTTGGTAAAAATAAATGTGATGTATCTCAAGGATATAGAAGAGGATATATAAATGCAAACGGTGGTGAATTTATAGCAGAAAATGTAAGTTATGTTTTAAATCAATATATTGAAGTTGTTGGTGGAAATACTTATACTTATAGCATAAATCAACCAATAAATAATATGTCTGTTTATTCTTACGACAAAAACAAAGAATTTATTAAAAGAGAAAGATTAATATACAGTAAAAATGTGTGTACAGTTACAGTTGATAGCAATGCAAAATATATTTTGTTAGGTGGTAATTATAATAATTATAATGCTATAACACAAACAATATTAAACGGATTAGATATTCAATTAGAAAATGGTTCAAGTGCAACATCATACGAAGAATATGAATCACAAACTTATCCTATTAATTTAGGTAATATAGAATTATGCAAAATAGGGAATTATCAAGATTATATTTATGAAAATAATGGGGATTGGTATTTGCATAAAGAAATTATTGGTGAAAATTTATGGAAAAAGGACTGGGTTTATGAAAGTAAATCTTCTATGCCTGTTCCTAGAACAGTTTTACGTTTAAGGAATATGAGTACAATCCATGCTTATTTTAGTAATTGTTTTTTAAGTAGTGAAATGAATAATCAACAAATTCCTAATAGACTTAAAACAGATAGCCCTAATTGGTTTCTTTCGTTAGCTAACAATTTAACTGGAATAGAGACAACAGATAGTAATAGTGTTAAATTAAATAAAATTATTACTTATTTACAAAATATATCAGCAAATATATATTATAAATTACAAACGCCAACAGACACACAAATAACTGATACAAACCTAATACAACAACTAGACAATTTAAAAAATGCAACATTATATAACGGAGTGAATAATATAAGCGTTGATGGAGATTTACCAGCAATACTTAACTTACATTATAATTTTGTAACTGCAAGAATTGATATAACATTATTATTTAGTGGTGTAGTTAAAAACACAGGTAATATTAATCTTAATCCTAGATATCCTCATTATTGTAATTTAGAAGTGTTAGGTTTTAAAAATTTCTTAAGTGAGTGCGACCTATTGGATTTTGTCATAAATAATAAAACTATAACCGAAGCGATAGAACAAGTAACACAAGCAGTAGCAAGTTATGGTTTTGTAGTAGGAAATATCAATATAAATGATGATACTATAATAGGAGCATATTCTACACAAGAAAAAACACCTTATGATGTGTTTCAATATTTAGCTGATATTTCACAAAGTAGATGGTACACAAGATTAGTTGATGAAAACACAGTAGCAATTGATTTCTATGACCCAGTAGCAATGCAAAGAGGTGTTGATTTAGATTTTTCTAATAATACATTTGCTTGCCAAAATAATGTAGAAGATTTATCTTTTAATTATGGAACTTATGATTATAGAAATAAACAAATAATGTTATCTAACCAAGTGTTTGGTGGGGTAGATTTTGAAGAAACAATAATTGCAGATGGATACAACAAGATATTTAATACAACAACACCAATAGGAATATTAAAAGGAATAACAGTTAATGGTTCTAGTTCAACGTTTGCAACAAATGAAGAAAAAGAAATGGGTGTAGAAGCAGATTTTTACTATACACCAGGTAATACACAAATAGAAAGCAATGATGAAACATATACTGCTAACACAATAATAATAGTAGGATACACACCATTAGTTAAAGGTAGACAAGTTATAAGTAATACAACTGAAATAAGCAGAATAGCAACTCAAACAGGTAGAAATGGAACTATATCAAGATATGAAAAAAGAAATGATGTATTATCTAGTGATGAATTAGAGTTAATAGGAAATAGTTATTTAAAATATAAAGGAACACCAGAGATAAATTTAACATTAGTAACAAAAGATGTTGATTTATACAACATAGGACAAATAGTATATTTTAATTATCCTAATATACAAGACTTATCAAAAGATTATATGGTTAAATCTAAAAAAACAAGAATAATCAATACTGCAACCGATTGGAATATTTGGTATACATACACTTTAACAAGTAATTTTAATAGTGAAAATGCTATAAATTATTTTGATAATCAAAGAGCTAAAGCAAGTGGTAATATACAAGTTGGAGATTATATAACTAGAAATGTAGATATAGAAAATAGTTGTATGATTATATTCAGTAATCCAAGTGCAACTGAAATAACAGTAACAGGAGATAACATATTAAATGCACCATTGAATTCACCATTTATACAATAGGAGGTAATTATGACAAATGATTTTAAAGAACAATTATTAAATTATTTAACAGGTACTATTCAAGTGGAAACACCACTAGATAATCCTACATATTATATAGAAAAAGAAACCTTGATAAATAATCTTTACACTAATATAACTAATGAAATAGGAAATAATAATTTTGAAATTATAAATGTTATACAATCTAAAACTAATTCTAATATAGTTATAAATGGTAAAAATACAACTAATAATAATTCATTTTTAATAGTTACTGATGAAAAATTTAATATATTATCTTATTTTGATGAATTTTCAAGTGGTGTATCTTTTAGAATGTTTACAGGCTTTAATATTGATGAAAACGGATATTTTTATACAATAGAAAGTGACCATGGAACAAATTTAAACAACAAAAGATTTCTAATGTTAAATAATATAGCAGTAGCAAATGCCAACGGAGAATATCAAGTAAAAATAAGAAAAAGCTATGCAGTACCAAATACAACAGTATTATATAACAATTCAATACAAGGGTTATATAAATCAGTAGGACAATCAATTTATGTTATATTAAATGCAGATAATAGTGCTAATAGATATTTAACTAAATTAACTATAAATGTCGGTGCAAGTAATGATTGGGAAGATAACGCAATAAGTGGAGTTGTAGGAGATGACCAAATATTAAGTGTAGATAGTGAAGGTAATATGTTATTTAAAACAATAACTTCAGGAGTTCCTATTAGTACATATACTTATGGAGTATCAATTTATATCTATGATAATGGAACAGAAACAACAACAACTATAACTGATACTACTATAACAGGAATGGAAAGAAGAAGAAGTATTGCAAAATTTAAAAATATAAATGAAGCATATATCGGTTACAAATTGTTTGATACAGCAAGTACATATAGTCAATATGTAATAAATTATTTTGATTTAACTACAAACATAATAACAAAAGTTTATGATTATAGTGATATTTATGTTTTAAATTTGGCAGATATAAATTTTTTAACATTTTATAGAATAGATAATGAAATGATGTTTAAATTTAATATAATAACAAATAGTAGTACAAATGAATTTAATATAATAGTTGGTAGATTGATAGGAACAGAAGAACAAAACACATTGTTAGCAAGTGGAATAACTCCTTTAACAACAAATGTAGATTTTTTCGTAGTATTAAAAACATTTAATTTATATCAATACATAGCACAATATAATGATAATGCTTATTCAACAAAAGAAATATATCAATCTAATGGTTATAATGGAGATAGTTATATAGATACAAACTGTCTTATACCAAATATATCTTATCTTTATAGTAATAATAGCTTAATTTATGCAAGAACACTATATAATAAACAAGTAAATGGAAATACAACTACAAGCACAGTAGAAATACCTTATAATTATCTAAATGGAATATCAATACAACCAAAGCAATTATTAGGACAAACTAATATGATATTAAATAGTGATACAAACCCAATAACAAAAAATATATATGAAACATTAGATATAAACTTTATAAATACAATAACAATGCAAGATAATGATAATTCTATAAACTTAAATGGTGCAAGTAGATTAAATAATTCAGCAACAAGTACAAATGATTATTCTAATGCACAAATTGGTTATTACAGATTAAACTACACCGATGGAACAACAGAAGATTTTAAAATTAATCCTAGTGAATACACACCAACAGATGAATATTCAGGAACGTATAATTTTGCCGTATACGTTAAAAAACCTATTACTAATATAAATATACTATCTAATGATAAAACAACTGTCTATGCTACCTTAAATTTAGTTTTAGAGGTAGGTAAATATTATAGAATAAATCAAAATGTGGAGGTGGTTTAATATGGCAGTACAAACAATAACTTATGGAGATAAAAGTTATCTAAATGAAAATGCAGATATACCAGCAACAAATAAAGTACAAGATACTGATATGAATGAAATAAAATCAGTAGTAAATAATAATGCAACCGAATTTAATAATTTTACACAAGAATTAGTACCAACTGTATTATATGAAAATCAAAGTGGTTCTGGAAATAATATAACATTAAGTGATAATATATCTAATTATAGTTTTTATGAAATTACATTTTCAAGAAGTGGAAATGGCTATAATACAATTAGAATGTCAACTGATTTTTTAACCAATATATGTTTAATGACTTCTTTTTATGGAGGAAATTTATATAGAATATATATGGCTAATATTAGTATATCAGGAACATCATTGACAAGAAATTATGGTAGATATTTAAACGTTGCAGATAATGCTAGCTTATCAACAGGAGAAGAAAGTTCTGTATTAATATATAAAGTAATAGGTTATAAATAGAAAGGAGTTAAAATGGAGACAATAATTACAGCTTTGATAAGTGGATTATGTGTAGGAATACCTACAATAATTTCTACAATAGTAATTAATAATAAAAATAGTGCTTTAATTAAATATAGATTAGAGCAACTAGAATTAAGAGTAAAAGAACATAATAATTTTGGAGTAAGATTTCAAAAAATAGAAGATGATGTTAAATATTTAAAGGAGAAAGTAAAATGAAAAAATTATGGAATAATAGAATATTTAGAACATTTTTACAAACAGCAATTTCAACAATAGTAACATTCTTTACAATAAATAATATATTTGAAATAGATGATAAAGCATTAATAAGTTTAATAATTAGTGCAATAGCAACAGGATTAAGTGCAATAATGCCTTTATTTAATGAGGAGGGATAATATGGTAAAAATAATTCAAAAAATAGTACCAGTAAGTAAATATTCAATCAAATGTCCTTATAAGATGACGCCAATAGGAATAACAGTTCATAATACAGCAAATGACGCAAGTGCTTTAAATGAAATAGCATATATGACTAATAACAATTATGAGATAAGCTACCATTATGCAGTAGATGATATTCAAGCAGTACAAGGTTTGCCTTTAAATAGAAATGGCTGGCATGCTTCTGATGGAAATGGTACAGGAAATAGAAAAACCATAGCAATAGAAATATGTTATTCTAAAAGTGGTGGAGCTAGATTTGATAAAGCAGAAGAAAATGCAAGTGAACTAATAGCACAATTACTTAAACAATATGGTTGGGGTATAGATAGAGTTAAAAGACATTATGATTATGCACCAAATAAAAAATATTGTCCACATAGAACAATGGATAAAGGTTGGGATAGATTTCTTAATATGATTAAAGCAAAATTAAATAGTAGTTCGACACAACCAACACCAACTAATCAAGTAAATGTTTATTACAGAGTTAAAACACAAAAACATGGTTGGTTAAGTGAAGTTAAAAATCTTAATGATTATGCAGGTTGGCAAAATTCACCAATAACAGGTGTTGCAATAAAAGTTGATAAAGGAAGTATAAGATACAGAGTTCATATTAAAGGTGGACAATGGCTACCCTATGTAACTGGTTATGATATAAATAATATGGTTAATGGTTGGGCAGGAAATAATTTGGCAATAGATTTAATAGAAGCATATTATTATACACCATCTAATATTAGACCATACAAAAAAATAAAATATAGAGTAAACGGACTTCCTTGGCAGTATGACAATGAAAAAACAAAAGGGCAAGATGGTTATGCTGGAATTATTGGAAGAAATATAACAAAATTAGAAATGATTATAGAATAGAGTTAAGAGAATATCTTAACTCTTTTTTATTGCTTATTTTTAAGCTCATACACGAACAAAAATATAAAAGTAATGTAATTATACTATAAAGAAAAAAAGTTACCTAAAACAAAAATAAATGGTTATTTCACATTTTTATAAAATAATATAAAAAATGTATTGACAAAATACAAAAAGTATATTATAATGTTATTGCAAGATAAAAAGAGGATATCTTACAGAGGAGGAAAAAAATGAAAACAATTATTAAAGGGGTTAAAAAGTTGATATTTTTCTATAAGAGTGTATCAGATGATTATATACCAATATATGTCGATACAAAATTAACTACATTTAAAAGAAGGGAGATGATATAATGAAAACAAGAATTAAGAAAAATCGTAGCAAAAGAACAAAAGTATATTTAACATTAATTTTAACGGCATTTTTCAGTCTTATAAGAAACGTTTTAGAGTTGATAATATATTTACTAGGATTAATAATAAAGTTCGTATATAAGCTTGTATTTAAGTTTGACAGCCTAGTAGCAAAATTATTTATGAAATTACCTAGACCAACAAAAGCAGTAATAATATATGTATTAGTTTTAACATTTGGATTAAGTTTACAAAGAACATTAAAGCAACAACAACCAGTAAAAGAATTTAAAAGAGCAGAAATTACTTATGTAGAACCAAAAGCCGAAGAAATAAAAGTAGAAGTTAAAGAAGAAGTTAAGCAAGAACCAACGTGTACATTCGGAGAAGTATCTTGTAAGATTTATAATAAAGCAAAAGAAATGGGCTTAAATGAAGAACATTCAAAAATAGTAGTAGCTATTGCTAAATGGGAAACAGGAAATTACACATCAAATGCTTTTAAAAATAAAAATAATGTTGGTGGAATGATGTGTTCAGGAGAACTAATCAAATATAATAGTTTAGATGAAGGTATAAATGCTTTTGTTAAAAACTTAAAAAATAATTACTTTGATATAGGATTAGATACAATTGACAAAATTCAACCTAAATATTGTCCAGTAGGAGCAGAAAACGACCCATATGGATTAAATAAGTATTGGTTAGATGGTGTCAAGAACCTTTACAATACTTTATAATAATACAAAAAATATATTGACATTAGTTAAAAAATATATTATAATGTAATTACAATGAAAGGAGATAAAAAAATGAAAAAAAGATATTTAAAAAAGTGGGTTGAAGTTGTATTATGTGCAATATTATTAATATCATTATTTGTATTAGGTGGAGAAAGTGAAACATACTTTTTTACAAGCAAATTAATATCTTTACCTATTGCTTTGATAAGTGGTTACATTTTAATAAAATATACTAAAATTGAAGATTAAAATTATTGACAATACCATAAATAAGTATTATAATTGATATTAAGTAAAGGAGGTATGAAGATGGAAAAACCAATATTTGTATTTCAAAAACATGCAGATAAAACAACAAATAAAATGATTATACCAAAAGCAGTAGTTCAAAATTGGGGATATGACTATTATATGGAAATATACAACGATAAGATAGTTTTAAAACCAATTAAGAAGGGAGAATAATAGTGCCAGTAATAAGAATAAACAAATCAAAAGATTATGTTACAATGAGTAATTACCATTTTAAAGAAAAAGATATGAGTTTAAAAGCAAAAGGATTATTAAGTGAAATGTTATCTTTACCTGATAATTGGGATTATTCTATTAGGGGATTGGTTGCTATTAATAAAGAAAATGAAAGTTCAATAAAAAGTACATTAGAAGAATTAAAAAAGTTTGGTTATTTAAGAATTACAAAATTATTACCTAATCAAACAAAAACAGGAAGAATAGAATATGTTTATGACATATTTGAAAAAAAACAAGAGGGTAAAAAACAAGGGGTAGAAAATCTAGGGGTTGAATTTCTAGAGGTTGAAAATCAAGTACAATATAATATTAATAATAAAATATTAAATAATAAAAAATTAAATAATATAAATATTAATAATACAAGTATTAATAAAAAAGAAAAAAGTATAAAAAGAAAATTTGATAAACCAACAATAGAACAAATACAAGAATATTGTATAGAGAGAAATAACGGCATAAATGCCGAAGCATTTTATGATTTTTATGAAAGTAAAAATTGGTATGTAGGAAAGAATAAGATGTCAGATTGGAAAGCTTGCGTTAGAACATGGGAACAGAGACAACAATCTAAAACTAAAACATCAACAGATAGAATGAATGAGGTATTTGAAAGATTTTTGAAAGAAGATGATTAAAATGGAAAAAAGAGAAACAATAGAATTTATGAATAGAATAAAAAGCCATTATCAAGAATTTATAGTAGATGATTTTAAAATAAAAGAGTGGCATAAAGAATTATCTAAATTTGATTTAGAAGATGTTAATCAAAAATTAGATGAACACTTAAAAAATAGTGAATATGGGGAATATATACCTAAATTATTCTTTTTAACAAAATATTTAATACCATCAAAAGATAAAGGGAAGATAAAACATTATGTAGTAAAATGTCAATTGTGCAACTGTGATGTTCCTGATAGTGAATATGATAGCCATTATAAAAGATGTAGCAGTTCAAGTACAATAGTAAGAGATATGAAGAAATATTTTAATCTAACAGTAGATTATCAACAACTAATGTTAATGAAACATGAAGATTTTGAAAAAGCTTACAATAGATACTTAACAAAAATGTTAGAAAGTGATGATCTAAGTAATCTAAGAAAAAAAATAATACTTAGATGTTTATATCCAAATGAAGATACAGAAACATTAGAAGATATGCTAAAAGGAATTAGTGAAATTAATTAGGAGAAATTATGAATAAAACTAAAAAAGAATTATATGAAGAAAACAAAAAATTAAGAAAGGCAATAAAGACTTATGGGGAGTTTTGGGAGACCGAAGCAATAGAAGAATGTACTAAACAATTAAGATTTGTCAAAAAGTCAATGTATATAGCAAGTATAATATTATTAATAATAAGTGCTTTTCTAATAGGATTAGGGTGGTAAGGAGATAATTATGCAAATAGAACAAAATGATATATTAATATTTAAAAATGGTATGAGTAAATTATTTCATGAAAACGAACGATGGATATTATATGCATTTTATGATGAGAATTTAAAATGTAAAACTGATGATAGATATTCAATAGTAAAAGTAATGAAGGCAGAATATAAAGAAAAAGGTAAAAGGAGATGATAAAATGAATAAAGAAGAAAAACTAAAAAAACAAATAGAAGATTTACAAGAACAAATAATAGATTTATGTAGCAATTTAGTAGAATTAGGAAATGAATTAGATAAAACAAGAAATCATAATAAAGCAAGTGCAAAATGGTATAAAAATTTATCAAAAGATAAAAAGAAAATAAGGAATTTAAAACATTTATTAAGATATTATGAAAACAAGCAAGCAGAAGTTAATTTATTTAAAAGTGAGGTGGAATGAAATGAAAGAATTAAGAGTAATAGATTTTTTAGAACTACTAGCAAATGATAAAATAGAAAAACCTAAAATGATTATATTTGATGAAAATGCATATCAATTAGGTGGTTATGCTAAAATGGGTTCTAACGAAATAATAATTGGTAATGAAAAAAGAGTTTATGATTATGATTATATAACAACCGAAGACAATAAATATGGCAATCAATGGTTAAGTAATAATTTGTTTTTTGGAAGTTTTTTTGATAGAAACGATTTAAACCAAAAAATAATTATTCCTAATTATGATAATTTAAAAAAGGAAGTGGAATAATGAAAAATAAAGAGATAGAAGAATTATTAAATAATATTAAAGACAAATATAGTTATGACCCTTATGATACAACTGGTAATGTATATACTACAATTTCTTATGAAGAAGGACAATTACTATTATCATACATAGAACAACTAGAAAATAAAAACAAAGAAAACAGTTTATTATTAATAGAATTTCAAGACATGGAACAAAGAATTGAACAACTAGAAAATAATAGAGATAAAGCATTGAAAATAATAGATAGTTATGAATTAGGTAAATACGACTATTCTATACCACCGGGAGGAATAATTGAATTAAGAGAAGCTTTAAAAGGTGAAATAGAATGATAGATTGGATTGAAGAAGAAAAACAATATGTTGATAGAGCAGTAGATAATCACTTAAAAGAGCAAAGTAAAATGCCATTGGGATTTATGATAAGTAGAAAAACACTTAATAAAAATATTGAAAAAGTAAGAAAAGAAGCAACTGATAGATATAGGTTTAACAAGTTAATGAAGTATCGTGGAGAAATAGAAACAGAAAGAAAAAGAATAGATAAAGTAGTGGAAGAAATCAACAACAAATTTAATGATTATTTAGAAAACCAAAACCATATTATATCTAAAAATATTAAGCCTTTTAGAGTTGAGGCAAAACCTTATAATGGTTACACAGAACCTACATTAAGTAATTTAGAAGTAGTTACAATTCAATGTGAGCCATTTAAACTATCATTTATTCAAGAAAAGGTAGATAAAATGAACGAATTAGAAGGGAAGAATAAAGAATGAAAATAATAGATTGGAAACCTATAAAAGGTTTTGATGGTTATTTTATTAATGATTTAGGTGAAATTAAAAGTACAAGAACTTTTAAAGGAACACAAGAAAAAATTTTAAAACCAAACAAAAATCAACAAGGTTATATAACATATAATTTAATGAGAAATGGGAAAGTGTTTAGAAAACCATTACATAGATTATTAATGGAAACATTTAAACCAAATAAAGATAATCTTCCTTGTATTAATCATATAGATGGTAATATTTTAAATAATTCACTTGATAATCTTGAGTGGTGTACTTATGGGCATAATGAAAAAGAAGCATATAGATTAGGGCTAAAAAAGCCTAGAATTAAAGAAAAAGAAGTAGTGCAATTTACTAAAGATTATAAAATTGTTAGTTTTTGGAAAAGTGTAAATGAAATAGAAAAAGAATTAGGTTATAGTGCTGGTAATATTTGCGAAGTATGTAATTGCAATAGAAAAAGTGCTTATGGCTATATATGGAGGTATGTAAATGAGTAAATTAACAATTATTCAATTATTAAATAAAATAGCAAAAGGTGAAGAAGTGCCTAAAAAAATAAAATATAAAGATTGGTTATATGATTGGAATGAACTTGCAAAAGATTATGAATGTGGTAATGATTGGTTAGAAGAAAGAATTTGTGATGATTTTAAAATATTTTTAAATGATGAAGTAGAAATAATAGAAGAAGATAAGGAAATAGAAAAAATAGATATTATGTCAGATGAAGCAACACCTAATAGTTATTATATATTAAATGAACATGGAACAAAATGTTATTTAACTAAACATAGTAAAGTAATAGCAGATAGAGTTAATTTATTAATAGATAAAGTAAATAGTTTGGAGAATAAAGAATGAAAAAAATAGCAGTATTACAAGCAGAATTTGATAGTGATATTATGATATGTGATGAAGATTTAAAAAAATATTATAATAATGATTGGTTAAAATTTATGCAAGAATTATTTGAAAATGAAAGTATAGGGTTATTTGATGATATTAAATTGGTTGATATTTTAGATAAGGAGAAGAAACAATGAAATATCAAGTAGCAGGACATAAAAGAAAAATACAAATAGGTGTTATACCTTATGATGTAGTATGTGAATTTGATGATTTAATTCAAATGTATTATATGATGGACAAAGTAGAACCAAGCATATATGATAGTATATTAGTAATTGATACATATACGAACGAAGTAGTAGCTAGTAGAGAATTAGATGAACCATATACAAGGAAAAGGAGAAAGTAATGACATATATAAAAAAAATAAGATTAGAAAACAATTTAACTAGAAAAGAAATGGCACAAATATTAAATATAAATTATAATAATTATTTAAGATGTGAACGTGGAGAACTTAATGTATCATTAAAATCAATAAAAAAATTAAAAGAACGTTTTAAAATAGATACAAATAATTTTTTTAAATAATATAAAAAATGTATTGACATTTACCAAATAATTTTATATAATTAAATTGTAATTAAATAGAGAAAGGAAATGATAAAATGAAATTTGATTACAAAAATATTACATTTGGGGATTTAGATGTTGAATACAATTATATTAACTTTGGAGCAATATGTGATGGAGACAATCAAGTTATAATAATGGAGGTAAAAGATGACACAGAATGAAATGTTATTAGATTACCTTAATAAAAATGGTAGTATAACAACTTATGAAAGTTTTACTGAATTATTTATAACAAGATTATCAGCAAGAATACATGATTTAAAACAAATGGGTTATGAATTTAATGAAGAATGGATAACCAAGAAAAATAGATATGGAAAGACTTGCAGTTTTAAGAAATATATATTAAGAGGTGAAAATAATGAGTAATACAATTACTAAAAATCAAACTGCTAATGTTGGTAAATATAGTTATCAATATGTAGATATAGCACAAATACATGAATATTTAGAAGAAAATGGAATGAAATATTATCAAGAAATAGAAACATCTCCAATAAATGGAAAAGATTATATAATGACTTATAGATTTATAAATGGAGAATGGGAAGAAAAGCCAAAAAGAGGTTGCCAAGTAACAGAAGCAACTTTGATGGGAGTAAATAATCCAGCACAACAACAAGGAAGCGCAATAACTTATGCTAGAAGATATAGTTTATTAATGGCATTTGGATTAGCAACTGAAGATGATGATGCACAAAGTTTAAGTGAATTAAAAGAACCAACAAAAGAAGATGCAGAAAAGTATGTAATTAGTTTTGGAAAACATAAAGGAAAAAAATTAAATGAAGTACCAGAAGATTATTTGGAATGGTTAAGAGATAATGATAAAACAGAACCTTATTTAAAGAAATGTTGCATATTACTAACTGAACCACTACCAAATGAAAATGAACAATTAAAAATAATAAAATTAATGGCTAGAGTAAACGAATTAGCATTAGATACAAATACAAATCTAGATGATATAACAAATCATTATGAAGTAGAAAGTACAAGCAAAATGGCATTAAAACAATTAGAAGATTGCATTAAAAACCTAGAAGAAAAGAAAAGGAGAATGTAATATGACATATTTAAAATTATTAGATAGTGAATATAAAATGTTAAAAGAAATAGAAGAAATAACTAATACAGATTATGAAGTAGGAGATTTTATCAAAGTAGAAAATTTAATATCAATAATAGAAGATTTAAAAATAGAATATGATAGATTAAAAGAGGAGAACGAAGATGAATAGTTTTATAGGTATAGGAAGATTAACAAAAGATTGTGAATTGAGATATACAACTAGCAATAAAGCAGTTGCTAGTTTCTCAATAGCAATAACAAGAACATATAAAGCACCTAATGGAGATTATGAAAGTGATTTTATAAATTGTGAATGTTGGGGACAAGTAGCAGAAACGTTATCTAAATACACACATAAAGGAGATTTAATAGCAGTAAATGGAAATATAAGAACTGATAAATACCAAGATAACAACGGCAATAATAAAACAAGAACATATATATTAGTAAATAGAGTACAATTTTTATCAACAAAGAAAGTAGATTTAGGCAACGATTTACCAACAAATAATTTAGAAATGCCATTTTAAGGAGGAAATTATGAAAAATAATGATTATAATTTTAATTATAGTGAATGTTTAAAAGAAAAAGATAATTTGACAAACAGAGAAATAATCAATGTCTGTACTGGTGAAACAACTAAAATTAATTATGGAGTTGGTGATTTAATGGTAATAATTGTTGTTTTAATATTGTTATTAACAGTTATTGGAATTCTATTAACTATTCTATTAGATATTATAAGAGGTTAATAATATGAGTGAAACAAAGGTAATAATAAGTTTTAAAATAGATAGTTGGAATGAACCACAACTAGAAAAAATATTAGAACAAATAATAAAATTAAAAACTTACGATTTAAAAATAGAGGTAAATAAATAATGTTAGGCAAACCATTAGACTTAATAAATTGGTTATATAATCAAGAAAAAGATAAATTATATGAGATAAAAGAATATAAACAAAAAAGAAGTTTAAATGCAAATGCTTATATGTGGGTATTAATAAATGAAATTGCTAATAAAGTAAGATTACCAAAAGAAGAAGTATATTTGAATATGTTAAAAAGTTATGGACAATCTACAATAGTTAGTTTATTATCTAGTATTGATTATAATGGTTTCTTTAAATATTATGAAGTGATAGGCACAAGTGTATTAAATAATAAAGAATTTACTCATATAAAAGTATTTAAAGGCAGCAGTGAATATAATACACTTGAAATGTCTATCTTAATAGATGGAGTAGTGCATGAATGTACTAATTTAGGAATACCAACTATAAATGATGATGAGTTAGAAAGATTAAAAGGAAGTTGGAAAAATGAAAAATGATGATTTTGATTTATTATATGCATTCCCAAAATACAGGAGAGCTAAAAATAGAATAAAAGATTTGAATAGGGAATGTAGAAGATTATATAAAAATTGGGAAATACAAATAACTAAAAACGAAAAACAAAAGGAACAAATAATAAGATTAAAGAGTTTAGTAGAAGATTTAAGAAAAGAGATAAAAGGTGGTAATAATGAAATACACAATGTCGGAAAAAGTATTAGAAGAAAGAATTAAATTTAGAATTTATTGTAGTTGTGGGCATAGTATGATTATATTTCCATTTGAACACAGAAATAAAAAATTATGTACTCATTGTGGTAAATATGTTTATAAAGATAAAAAAGAAGAATTTAAAGAAAGATTGAGCGTATTATTATGAAAAGAATAAATGATAATATGACTGAATTAGAAATAAAACAAGCAGAAACAATAAACAAATTACAAGAACAATTAAAATTAAAGTCTTATGATATATCCCAATATAAAAAGAAAATATACTTATTAAAAAGAAAAATTAATTTAACAAGTTCTGCATTAAGCCATAGTATAGAAATGTTACAAGATATGCAGTTTAGTAAAGATTATAGTAAATTACATACAGTTGTATTAATGCTAAAAGCAACAACAAAAGAGGGAATAGCACAAGATGAAAAGATTTAGTATATTACAAAATGAGAAAAAATGTTATGTTTGTGGGGCTACCCAAAATATACATATTCATGAAGTTATGTTTGGTCGTAATAGAAATAACTCTATAAAAGATGGTTGCTGTGTATATTTGTGTGGATATCACCATAATCAAAGTAATGAGGGAGTGCATTTTAATCATAAATTAGATATGAAATTAAAACAAAAAATGGAAAAAAGATGGCTAGAATATTATCATAAAGACATAGAAGATTTTATAAAAAAATATGGTCGTAACTACTTGTAAATTTTATAATATTATGCTATTATATACATAGCAGGGGAATTAAAAACTATCAAGGTTTTTCACCCCCCTTTTTTTGTAATTTATCTTTTTTAATCCTTTCTTAGAGCGGGTTTGTGATAGTGAGTTTGGTTCTGAATTTATTTGGAGGTAAAAATGAAATTTGATAGAATGATAAAGCATAATAAAGAAAAACAAGAACTTGAAAACATAAGAAAAACATATGGTAAAAAACCAAAAGAAAAATGTCCTAAATGCAACAAAAAGACATTATTCTTTAAAAATAATAAGGGTGAAATATATTGTATCAGATGTGATAAGATTGTGAGGGTAGAAAATGTATAAATTTAATTTTATAGATGATGACAAACTAGAATTAGTATATACAAGTAAAAATAAAGAACAAAAAAGATTTGAATTTGAAAGAACAATAAATGATAAAAAGAAATTTGAAGAAGTAAATGTTAGAGCAGAAATGAAGCTAAAACTTAATTTAACCAAGCAAGGATTAACGAAAGATGATTTTGTGATAACTACTAAGGTAAACGGTAAAACAATCTATAATGAGCAAAATTACAACGAATTAAAAGATGAATATGTAGGAACAGAAGTATTTGTTATATTAGATGAAATAATAAGAGATAAATTTGGAATGAGTTTTGATGATTTATGGCAAGATATGGGATTTACAAATGAAAATAAAACAGAGTTACAACTATTTATTCAAAAGTTTAGTGTAATAATAAATGGTGGTAAAGAAGAAACGGTAAAACCCTCAAAAGAAAGTTAAGCAAAAAACAATATTTTGTTATGCTTATGATAGTGATTTAGAGCAAGGATATGCTTTTTATTGTGCTAGGTATAAAGATATGAAATATAGTGAGTTCTTAAAATTAGGAATAAGTGAATTTCAAAAGAAATTAGCAAGTATTCCAGAAACCGAACCTTTATATAATATAATTAAGTCTAGAACAATAAAAATAGGAGAAATCAAAGATAAAGAAGAACGTAAGTATTGGCAAAAAATGAAAAGGAATAATAGAATACCAAATGTATATTTAAGTAATAAAGAAATATATGAGAACTTAAAAGAAAGTTCTCAAAAATTAGGAGGATTAGATGGAAAAAGATTTAATTAAGTTCATGAAGAATGTTAAGTTCATAGACAAAGACATGAGTGAGTATGAAGATGAAAATGGTAATTATTATTTAATACCAAACGGACAACTTATAACAAATGTAAGTTTTAATCAACCAACAGAAGAAGAATACAAAATAGGAAAATATCAAAATATATTTGAAGATTTAGATTATAAAGAAACAACAATAAAAAAGAAAGTAACAAAAGATACAGTAACCAAAAAAGAAAAAGATAAATTTACAATAATAGAAGTAGATACACCAGTTAAAAATATATGGGTAGTAACTAATTATTTAAAAGCAACAAAATGCTTTACAACAAAAAAAGAAGCATTAGAATTAGCAAAAAAGATAAATAAAGAAGTATTAGAAATATCTAAAAAGTAAAATACAAGGGTAGAAAAAGGGAACAGGCGAGTATCAATATTAAACTGTAGGAGGGTTGGCAGTGATACTTAATAAGGGAGTAAAGAAAGGTAAATAATTATATGCGTGGAAGATAGTTCAATTATGTATATAATTAGTCGTGGGCGCGGGAACTATCGTGAATAAGATGTTTGGGAAAAAATCATGGTTTGCTTATTCAAATTAAGAAAGGTAAATAATATGTTAAAAGTATTAGAATTATTTGGTGGTATCGGTGCATGTAGTAAAGCATTAGAAAATCTAAACATTGATTATGAAATAGCAGATTATGTAGAAATAGATAAATATGCTGTAGCAAGTTTTAATGCTATTCATAATACGAGCTTTCAACCACAGGACATATGCCAGTGGGATAAAGACATAGAAGTGGATTTGATAATGCATGGTAGTCCATGTCAAGATTTTTCACTTGCAGGAAAACAAGCTGGTGGTGATGAAGGATCAGGAACTCGTTCGAGCCTAATGTTTGAAACAATAAGAATAGTAGATAAGTTAAAGCCAAAGTATGTTATATGGGAAAATGTTAAAAACTTATTAAGTAAGAATCACCGACATAACTTTGATAGTTATTTAGAAAAAATGGAAAGTTTAGGTTATAAAAACTATTATCAAGTATTAAATGCAAAAGATTATGGAATACCACAAAATAGAGAGAGAGTTTTTACTGTTAGTATTAGAAATGATATTACAATAGATAAAACAGTAAAACCATCAGTAGCAGTAAATTTTGAAAGAGAAAAAGAAAATATAATTAAAAGTGATAAAGAAATATACCAATGTGAATGTGAAAGTGGTTGGCAAGATAATAAAGTAGGTTTAAAAGTATCACCAACTATTAGAGCAAATAATAATAACACTTTTATATTAGAAGATAATAGACATTTTGAATTTCCACCAAAACAAGAACTTAAATTAAAATTAAAAGATATGTTAGAAGAAAATGTTGATGAAAAATATTATTTAAGTGATACACAAATAAAAAGAATTGAAACAACAACATATAATGTAGGCAAAACACGAATACAAAAGAAAGACTGGTGTGATACATTGTGTGCGAGAGATTGGAAAGACCCAAAATGTGTGGAAATAAAAGAAGCAACTAAAAAAGGATATTTAGAAGCTGAAGAAGGTGATGGTGTGGATATATCAAGTAGAATGCAACATCATAGAGGTACTGTTCAAAAAGAAATGATTCAAACATTGGATAGTCAAGGTGGAAATAGTAAAGGTGTTGTAATAAAAAAAGATACTCCGAATTATATTGAGTGGGAAGAAGAAGGAAAGTTCGAATCTGATTGTAGAGCATACAAAGAAGATAAAATAAGTGGTGCAATTGTAAGTACTCCGAAGAATAAAGTTTTATTAAAAGAAAAATTATGTAATGAATTAATAGAACAAGGTATGGTTGAAGAAAATGATGTTATAAGACATAGTTATTCAAATAGTCGAATGAATAATTTCTATAAACAAAATAGTGCTAACAATAATGTAAGTCCTACTTTAGATACAAGATGTGATTGTTTAGGTGTAACAGTTAAAACCATTGGAAATTATTCTCCATCAAATCATAATGCATCAAGAGTTGTAGATAATGATGGATTAGCACCAACAGTTATGGAGAATCATGGAACTGTTACTGCAACTCAAGATCAATTAAGAATAAGAAAATTAACCCCAAAAGAATGTTGGCGACTTATGGGATTTGATGATGAAGATTTTGAAAAGGCAAGTCAAGTTAATTCAAATGCACAGCTTTATAAACAAGCTGGTAATTCAATAGTAGTAAATGTGCTAGAAAACATATTGAAAAACTTATTATAAAGGAAGTGATATATTGGCAAATATAGATAACCTTGTATATGATAAAGGCTTTGATACTAGAACTACCGAAGAACTATCCGAAATAACTAGAAAGGGTGGTATCAATAGTGGAAAAGCAAGGAGAGAAAAAGCACAACTAAAAAAAGAATTAGAAATGCTATTAAAATGTACTAATGAAGGAACAACATATTCTAATCAAATTACATTAGGTTTAATAGCAAATGCAATAGATAAGAATAAAGGTGGCAACCCTAAATCTTATGAACTGATAGCAAGAATGTTAGGAGAATTAGAAACAGAAAAAGAACCACCAGTTACACCTGAATTAAAAATAGAAATAGTAAATAATGAAGAATTAGAAAAGGAAATGTATGAATAAATATCATAATAAAAAAGTAATATACAAAGGAATTAAATTTGATAGTATAAAAGAAAGAAATTGGTATATGGTATTAGAAAATTATATTCGTAATGGTAGAATAAAAGATTTAAAAAGACAAGTACCATTTGAATTAATACCAACATACAAAATAAATAATAAAACAGTAAGAAAAATGCAATATATAGCAGATTTCACATACATAACAACAAATGATAATAAATTGCATATAGTAGATACCAAAGGCTATAGAACAGAAGTATATAAACTTAAAAAAAAGATATTTGAATATAAATACAAAATGGAGATAGAAGAAATATGATATTAGATAGTAATAATAAGCCTATATCGAACAAAATATTAAAAGATAAGGAGTTTATACCGAGTGTATTTAAAAGTGGCGTAGAAGCCAAAAAAGGAGGAAATAACAATGGAATTTATCAAGATAGGAAAAAACTACATGATAAAGAACAGCCCAAGCATAATAGTAACAGAAGAAGAAAAACTTAAATTAGAAAAGAATGAACTAATATTAAAAGATATAGAAGGTTGTAATTGCCAAGGAGAAACTACCAAAAAAATCAGTAAGATAAATAAAAGGATTAAAGAGGTAGAGAATGAAACTAAGCAAGAAACAAAATAGTTTAATAAATGATATACAAAACACAAAAGAACAAGAGATATATATATTAGGAAGTACACAAAGTGGTAAAACTTTTGCTATTTCATTAGGAACAATTAAATATGCAGAAAATTTATCAAAAGCCTATCCTAATGAAGAATTTGATGGTGCAATAGTGGGTTGGAGTGTAGCAACAATGAAAAAAAATATACTTGATGTAATGCTAGACTTTTTTAAAATGCAAGGAACACCATTAGAAAAGAATAAAGATTGGAAATGGGGAAATAATGAAAAATGGATTAAATTACATAATATAACATTTACATTCTTTCCTTTTAATAATGTTTTATCATTTAACAATATAGTAGGTAGACCATTAATTTATATATGGGTAGATGAAAGTGCAAGAATATATACTCAAAAAGCATTGCAAGAACAATTTAATCAATTCCCAGGTAGGCAAATGAGTTATGCTAATAATCCATATATAAAGACTATTCACAGTTTTAATGTAGAAGGTGGAGAAAATCATGATTATAAATTAGACTACCTAGATAGAAAACAAGATAAAAAAAATTATGTATTCTTTCCTTATGATAATCCTAAAATAAACACAAAAGAAGCAATACATAAAGTTATAGAATTATTCCCACCAGGAGCATTAAGAGACCAAAAAGTTTATAACAAATGGACGGTAGGGTTTGGCAGAGTATTTGAAAGCATAAATATAATAGATAATGTAAATGATTATGCTTTTAGAGAAATAGGAATAGGAATAGACTATGGTAGTAAAAACGCAACTACTTTTGTACCAATAGCATTAGTTCAAAATACAAAAACAAGACAATGGAATTTAATTAGATTACAAATATATTACCATAATAGTAGAGAATTAGGAGATACACCAACAACAGAATATTATTCAAAACAATTAAGATATTTTCTAGGATATTTAAAAGAGTTATATCCTCATGTACCAATAACACAAATAACGATAGACAGTGAAGCAACTCATTTTCATAATAGATTAATAGCTGATAATATACCACATACATTAGCAACAAAAGGACCTGGTTCTGTTAATGAAGGAGTGCAACATTTACAAAGTTTAATATATAAAGGTTATTTCTTAATATTAAAAGTCAATTCAATTAAGCATATAAACGATAATGGGACATTAGTATTAAGTGCTAAAGATGAAGGTGTTATAGAATTTGAAAGTTATCAGTATGACACAGTTAAAAGCACAAAAGAGGGTGTAGATTGTTATAAAAAGGAATTTGATCACCAAATAGACGCAATTAGATATCAATTAGCAGAATGGGTAGACCAAGGCAAATGCCCACAAGTATAGGAGGAATAAATGGAAATAAAAATACCGTTACAACATAATAAATTTATGATGAATAATAGAATTTGGACTATAAAAGAAGTACCACAAAGTAAGTTTTGGGAAGATAGTGGGGAATTAGACAAAATGAATAATGAAGAAACTTATTTTGGTAGAACAAAATATAAACTTCAAGAAATATGGATAGATAAAGATTTACCAGAAGATTTAAAAAAGAAAACTTTATATCATGAATTAATGCATTGTTATAAAGGCTGTTATATTTGTTTTTATGATTTAAACGGACAAGATGAAGATTTTTGGTGTGAAATAAGTTCTAATAGTCACGACATTATTCATAAGATAGTGAGGGAATATTTTGGAAATACGCTGTAAGTCTAGTAAAAGATTTTTATTAAATATAAACATAGAACAATATCATAATTCACTAAAAAAAATGGGCATTGACACAACTATACCATTGATAATAGAAACTCCATGTGCTAAATGCAAAATGATAGAAGTATTTGAAGTATATCCTAATAATTATAAACATATAAAAAGTTATAAATATGAAAAAAAATAACTTTTTTTAATTTACTTTTTTATTAATTTATGATATACTTGTATTGGTAGTAGTCAACTACTATAATTATCATTTAAAACCTCGTTGTTTTGGTGTTAATTATTTGCTTTTTGGCTTTGTATGTTCTTTGTCTTGCATACAAAGTTTTTATTTTACCTATTGACATTATAATAATATTATGTTATTATGTTTATAGAAAGGAGATAAGGAAATTGAAAAACAAAGAATTAGAAAGAATTATAGAAACAATAGAAAAAAACAGACATTATTTTAGCGGAGGTACACAAAAAAATAATATTTATGATATCTTAAATAAAAAATTTGAGAATACTGAAGTCACATTACACGATTTAATAAGATTTTATGAGTGTATAGAGGGAGATTTTAAAAAAAGTTTAGAAAGTGCTTTAGAAGAATTTGTTACTAAAAACAAAGTGTTTGCAAATGCTTATGACAAAAATGAAAATAGAATATATGTAGGTGATGAAATTATATATTATAGAAGAATAAGAAGTTTGCACCCAGCAGAAAGACCAGAAATAAAGGGAGAAATACCTCATGGAAAAGATGAAGAAGGTAATGACTTGTATTATTATACCGATAGAATTGTGAAATTAAAGGGTACAGTTAATTATGGAATAGATAAATATGGATATCATACAACAGATTATATATCTTTAAAGGCTAATGGAAATTATAAGCCAATGAACCATTATATAGAAAAAACATTAAAAATTGAAAAAAAGCCTAATGGAAGATGGTTATACGAAAACAGAAAAATATATACTGATATTGAATTAATAAAAGAATAAGAGGGGTATGTAATTTGGGTATAGTTGAGGAGGTGAAAGTAATGGATAATATAATAGGAATAATACAAGCATATAAAGAAGATAATCCTCATGTAATAATAACAGATGATATGATAAAGGGTGTTATAGAAGAAAATATAGAAGAATTAGTAAAAGAAGTTAAGGAGGATTTATAGTGGCAAAATTAAATAAAATGTATTATTATACTAAAAATGAAAAGAAATTAAATTGTTATTATATAAACATACCAAAAGTATTAGTAGAAAAAATGGGATTACAAGATAAAGAAGTAGAAGTAAAACAAGACGGAGATAAAATAGTAATAAAGGAGAATAAATAATGGATTTATGGATTAGAAGTCAAGATAAAAAAGAACTTATAAAATCAAATAGGATTTATCAATATGCAGGAATAGTTTATGGAGAAGCTAAAGAAGATATAGAACTAGGCACATATAAATCAAAAGAAAGAGCATTAGAAGTATTAGATGAAATAACAAGTATATTAAAATTTAAACAAAGCATTGCACTAGATAATACAGTAAATATAAGAGAAACATTAGAACAAGACTTTACTAATGAAGAAATTGATTATGTGTTGAAACAATTGCATGTTTATGAAATGCCAAAAGAATAATTTAATTAGTAGTTGACAATATTAATACATTATGGTATTATTATATAGAGAAGTGCAAGAAAGTGTAGTTAAACACGAAAGAGCATATATCCGTATGGGTGTATGCTTTTTTTGTTGGAGGAATATATGAAAAGATGGAAAGTAAATCTATATTATAGAAATCAGTTTATTAAAAGAGTTTATATTAAAGAAGGAGATAAACCTTTAGAAATGATTTATCCTATAAGAGTATTATTCAAAAAATATCTATTAGGTAGTTGGAATACAAAAATAGTAGTAAGACCAATTGCTTTAAAATATACCAATAACAAAAAGAAAGAAACACACATAGAAGTTGAATTATTTGGAGGTGTATAATGAGAAAATTAGTACCAGCCTATAATACTTTACAAGCACCTTATATTGAAATAAGAGCAACAGTAAGGCTACCTGGTGAAACCAATGGAATACCTAATATTAAAACAGAAACAAAATATCAAGTAGCACCTAGTGCTAAAAAGATAGCAACATTTATAGTTAATTCAATATTTGGTAGTGATATAGTAACACAAACAGAAGGATTGCAAATAAATTGGTTAATGCCTACTTTAAAAGAATGTTTAGAAGAAGGTATATATCAAGGAGAAAGTTTTATATATATCCATAAATTTGATAATAAAATCTATTTAGAATGTATTAGAAAGAATGAAATACATGACTTAGTGCAAAAGTATGATAAAGTTATTAGTTGTAAAATAGTACAAGAATATGATGGAATATTTAAAGATGATGAAATTATATATGAACTAATAAGAGATATAAAGCTAGAAAATGGTATAACTTAT